CTTTCTCAGCAGACACCTCGATGTCGATGGTGACCACCTTCATCTTTTTGATGTCGAACTTGATCTCGTCTTCTGGATACTTATCAGATATGTACTGGTATACGTACCGATTATTACCGTAGATATCGAAGTTATCTACGTCACCATGAGTTTTGTAGAACTCACGGCAATCCCTGACTGTACCTGGTTGAATGCTCTGGACATACTTGCCGTCCAGTGTTTTGAAATGAGTTTTCTTACGTGATGGAACAAATAATGTAGGTTGATAGCTCTCTCTGGTTTTGATAGGACTACCGTTTTCATACCCACGAACCAGAAAGTCGTTGCCGACCATCTGCACGTTAGTGTAAAATCTCATTCAGCAGTGACCTGCTGGTATTTTTCAAGTTGATGCTTGTTAGGTTCAACTATAGTCAGAATACTATCAGAGTGAATCATCAATTCCTTCTGCTCTGTAAACTCTGGCCATGATTCGTAAGTTACGTTATCAGTACACCCACCATCATGCAAGACAACCTTGTACGGTTTGATGAGTTTACAGTCGGGTTCCCCCAATTCAGTACCAATCTCTTCTACTCGTGAGATCAGAACCAAATCATTCTTCAATACTAAAATTTGGATCATGGAAGCGATAATCTCCTGTTCTTCAATTGTACCATGGACTTACGTATCTTATCAATATACCCAGAATTCCGCAACTCTTTGAAAACAAGGTTCTCAAACCCATACTCCCCATACTTATCAAGCGAGGATGAACGTGCGGCACGAAGTTTCTTGACGATTGACTTGAGTGCCTCAGGTTTTTCTGTCTGAATCAAGATGTCAATCTTGTTCTTCAGGTTGTTTGTCTTCTTAGTCAGTTCAAACTCATCAATATCACCATCAAATTTTTGTGGTTCCTGCACCCATTTATTCTTTAGAACACTATAGACACCTTGACTTACCTTTCTAGTAATCCCAGGACGTTCGATATATGGTTCTACAGGTGCTCCATAGACTTTGACATCATGAGTTAGTTCCCATAACGTCTTCTTGTCCATAAAATAATCCGAGATTAGATCCGGATCACATTGTGGTATAAGTTTTGGGTCAATGACAAGGTGAACATCAATATCGCTGTACTGAGTGTAGTTGTATCCAGCATTGCCACCCAACATAATCACGTCTTGGATTGCAGAATCTTCTAGATCAACAAAGTCTGCGAACGCTTTTGCAAAATTCATCAGTGCACGGCGCACTTCTGGTTTGAGTTTAGTACCAATCCAAAACCTAGGATTCAAGTCATCCCTAAAACGCAGAGTCAGACCTGCAGTTTCCCGCAGATCTGACGCTTTTATATGGTGGAGGACTCTCTTGTACACTAAATTACGACTGTCATCGTATTATTTAGAGGTACTCTTGTCGGGCATGATGATCGGGCACAATTTTCTTTAGTGTTACGATCAAAAGTCCATCTTCAAAAGTAACACTATCAATTTTTACGTCCTCACTGAGTGTCCAAGCACGCTCAAAGCTACGATTGGCAAGACCACGGTGCACATATTCACCCTGTGACTCAGAACTATGCTTACCTTCAACGACAAGTTTGCCATACTCAGAGTAAACTTTGACTTCTTCCTTCTTGAACCCCGCCAGTGCAATCTCTAGGCGTGTCTCGTGGTTACTAAGTTGGATGATGTTGTATGGAGGATAGTTACCAACACTGTTGGACTCCCAAAATTGATTGAATGATGTATCCCAACCAAGCGAATTCTTATTGATGCGATCAATTAGATCCGGCAGACCGGCTGCACGAAATTTCTCGATGTTAGACATAGTAGATCTCCTGTAAAGGCAGATGTTTTTTGTGTGGACCCCGAAGGCATCCACACGTATTTATAAAACTACCTAAAATTTTGAAGTTCGGAGAACCGATCAATCTTCTTGGGTTTTCTTTTTACCAATATTGTACTTAGTCTCTAGTGACCACTCACCTTTCTCACGGAAAGAGATTACTTTGATTTGATTCAAAGGTGAAACGTCTACAATATTTGCAAGATTCTCTTCAGAGATCAAGACCAATCCCCAATCAACTAATAGGTTGACAATACGATTGCGACGTTGCACATCATTGATAGTCAAGTTTGCTCTCTTTCCATCTAGAGCAAACAACTCTTTGAAGTGAACGATAAAATATCTTCCTTGCTTATGCAGGATGTGACAAGACTGATAAAGTTTCTTTTCCTTGCGTGATGCAACTCCAATCCTTGTCAGTGTCTCACGGACTTTTAGGAAATCATCTGGTTCTTGCAGAACCACTTCAATCATCTTTGCAGGGGACCATTCGTAAATCGGTTCTCCACTATTCATTGCAACCCTCCGGTCTCAAGTTTTTGTCGAATAATGTCTAACTGTTCGTTAGATAAAAGAGGGAGCACTTGCTTCGCCTTTTCGTCAGAATAACCGTAGTATTTTTTGACAATCTGGAGATTCACTAGCTCATCTTTCCTGACCCAAGGAGAGAATCTCTTCTTAGATCTCAGAGTATTTAGTAAAAAGTCGTATTGTAACTTATAATCAAGGCAGTGATTTATATTCATCTCGTTGGCATACATCAACGAATCAATGTGACCAGACAAACATCGATTGACAATGTATGGAAGATACTTCGATTCTAATTGAGGATCATCATCAATAAGGTTAGTCTTGGTTTCGTTGATTGACTTCAACCAATCCTTCAATTCAGGCATTCTGTTTGCGAATAATAATACAGTCGTTTTCGTAGTCAGGAATAAATTCTAGAACTACTTCAGGGTCCCAGCATAACTCCTCATATAGTGCGTTGAGGGTTGCCATGTCTTGCCACAAGTCTGCCGGTGTTTCCATTAGAAGCTAGGATCCCACATTGTAACACAGTATCTATCGATTGAAAATTCTTTCCTTCAATTCATTTGTCCACTTATCATAATAATCAGTTTTCTTCAGTTCATCCCTAGCTTCCTCCAACTCATTTCTTTTCTGTACTAGGAGGAGAACAAGTCCACTATTCAAATGAAGACCACCTACTTTCTCTACAAGGTCAGGGTGTTCTTCTAAGAATAAAAACTCTGGGTAAACCCTATTGCATTTTTCTGCCAGATCTGTTATCCACACAGCACTCTGGTCCTGCATCACAAATATAACTACCTCTTTATTCCATTTCTTTGCCATGTATCCCACAATCTGCGGGAAGTCTACGTAGTCAATTACCTCAACCTTATTTTTTAGAAGGGCAGATTTAGCAAAAGGGCATGGTGGCATCCCACCAAATATCTGACTAGGTGTTGAAAGTTTTTTGAACCATGCCTTGAGACTAGTCTCTTTGTCTCCAGTCATCGCTACGATCTTCACGGAACCACTCCATTATATCATCAGCATCACCAAATGCAGTTTTATGATCTGATGGGTCTGGTGATCCCAAGTTCATGTCATTGTAAAAACCATCACCAGGATTCATTACTTCTCTCCTGGCACGATTCAACCACGTTCTAGCAGTGGTGTTTGCTTTGGACATCTTGTTTGCCCAGATCATGTCATCCAAAGGAACTTCTTCGCCTTGTACAATCTTTCTACAGATACCCTCAAGACGCAGGCGATATTTTGTAGAAAGCATAAGTTCAGTCATGCATTACTATCTAGGTACCTTTTTAGTAGTTCATAAGTAGCAACTCTTTTCTGTCTGTTTGATTCTTCATATACTCACCGACTGATCTCATGGTGTATGTAAGATCAAACTCTGCTGCCTTCCAATTTTCAAATCGTTCTTGGACTAGTTGATCTGAGTTGTAACTAATGATGCAATCGTTGTTAGACCAGCAGCAGTCACGAGCAAACTTGTCATGATCAAATCCCTTGTGCATACCACCCTTCTTACCATACAGGTTATCCTTGATGTCGTAGGGAGGGTCAAGGTATACCAAAGCGTCATCTCCTTCCAACAACTTCTCGTAAGACTGATGCAAGATAGTCCAGTTACGAATTATTTTAGAGGTCGCTGGCAGTCGCATGATGCCCCGCTCACTAAAGTTGGACACACTTGCTTGTTTGCTGAAGGAAGACGACTCGGTGAGACCAGAAAAAGAGCACTTATTGACAATATAAAAACTGACAGCACGCAGTAGAGAGTCATTATTGGATTCGTCATTTAGTAGTCTCTTAGATTCAATGAATAGTTCACGAGCAGACTCATGATTGTCGTGCTGTCGCTTTAGTTTTAGAAGATCCTCTGCCATCTTCATCCCGTCGTCGCGAAGATGGACCCAAAAGTTGACTAAGGGTTCGTAGAGGTCACTACAGACAACGGGGAGGGTAGGGTATTTTTGTGTGATGAAGATCGCCATTGATCCTCCACCCAAGAAACATTCACGATACTCCCTATAACCAGACAGGCGAGGCAGATGATTGTAGATCTGTGTAGTTGCACGGGATTTACCACCGGGATAACGAAGAGGAGTTTTGGCAAGTGCCATCAAAGAATGTCTTGGAAGTTATTGAGGAGAACGTCTGCTGTAGTGTTTTTAGTAGAGGGAGTGACGTGCTCTGCTAGCATAGTATAGTCCCCCGGTTCTAGTTTGAACTTGGCACAAGGGGAAGATGGAGTGTAATAGGTACGCTTCTCAACAGTTTCCCAGTCAGTGACTGCGATAGACATATTCTTAGTGTCCACCAAAAGCATGTAGTCAAAGGTTCTATCTACAAATGAAACATCACCTCGGAAGTTTTTCAACACAACACTTTTGGTGGTGCCATTCTTATTGAACATACCGAGAGTTCCTTTCATCTCGTAATTATGTTCAGCAGACTTGAAGTCCACACCATCCATGTAATCACCAACGTAATCTACTTGTCCATCACTCCACTTAGCGAATGAATTTTCTTGTAACCAGGTACGAATTGTCTTGAAAGTATTTGACTTCATCTGAGGAGTATTAGTTGCATCGACGCAACCAAAGAACTCCTCAAGATTGATATTGTCAAAGTTGATCATGATTTGTAAGTTGATCTTCTAATGTAATCTTAGGTTCCCATCCTAGCATAGATTTAGCTCTTGAGATATCTGCAAGAGTTTCTCTAGATTCACCTTTACGTTCTGGAATATAAACTCTATCGCCGCCAATCATGTCAGCGATTTGATTCATGGAGTAATTAGTTCCTGTGCCGATGTTGATTGATTCGATAGAAATCATATTATTCATGGCACAAATGTTTGCCTCGACCACATCATCAACATGTGTGAAGTCACGACGTTGCTCACCATCACCAACAATGGTCATAGGTTCACCACGACGTTTCTGTTCTTGGAACAGACCAATGACAGGTGCATAGGGTCCCTTCAAAGGTTGACGAGGACCGTAAACGTTGAAGTACCGGAGGGATACTGTCCGCAATTTATGCAGACGATAGTACATGTAACAGAACTTCTCTGCAGATACCTTGCTTGCTGAATAATGATTCAAACAATCAGTAGGCATGAACTCAATCAGGGGAGGTTGATTGTTCAAACCATACGAAGAAGAAGTAGAAGAATTGATAAACCTCCTCACACCCACTTCTCGTGCAAGTTCAAGCATGTTGCAAGTTCCTACGACGTTTGTGGTAACACAATCAGAAGGATTTGCCATTGCCAATTGGATTCGAGAGTGTGCTGCCAAATGGAACACAACCTCAACACCCTTGAAGATAGGGCGACATGCTTCCATGTCACGAATGTCTTCAATATGATTCTCTACGTCACTCTCGTACCAGTTGAAAGCATCGTTTGCTTCCGCTGATTCGTTGTCAATGACTACGACCTCATGATTATCACGAAGAAGACGTGAGACGATATGGGATCCGATGAATCCAGCACCGCCTGTTACAAGACACTTCATTGAACTGATTAGAT